TCTACTGCTGTACTATCATCCCAATACAATTCAAATATCTTATTCTCTCCATCAATAAAGTCTGGAAGTGATCTAGTAGTAGAAACTTCGTTAATTAAAGTATTAACATTAGCATACAAAGAGTCTACAGCAGATATAACATTGTCGCATTCTTTTGCCGTTAATTGAGAATCAGCAATGATATTATAGTTACTATATGTTAACTTAGTAGTCCAATTACCAACCTTATTAATATTATCTTTAACTATTTCTATGATACCTGGTCCTTTAGCAATAACTTCTTTAAATGATTCAATCATTGTATCTACAGAAGATATAACTTCTGCACATGCAGGATTTGTAGTATCAAATGCAATAGTACCATCTGTTATAGGTGTAATAGCAGTGTAAGTTCCTGTTGGAAGATTGTTTCTTACAGTAAGAGTTATTTTCGCTTTTAAAGTATTCCATGCTTCAATAGCTGCTAATCTTTCATCTGAAGTTCTATTCAGACTTGTCAACTCTTGTCCACCAGGATACATACTGGTTGTCCAATATAGACTAGCATATTCAACTAGTTTAGCATTACCACCATATTTTAAATGATATACAATGGCATCAATTAAGAGACCAATATCTCTAGCACATTTTGCTTTATCACTAGTTTGAAGAGTACTGTATGTTGCATAGACATACTCACTGATTTCTTCTTTCAAGTATGCTTTGTTAGAAGAAATTAAATTTGCTGCGTCAACATATTGTCCATCATTAACAGCACTGAAAGTAAATGTTGCTACCTCTCCTCCTGTTGTAGCATTTGCTACTGCGAATGTTTGTCCTTGAGGAACTTGTAATGATTGGCCTTGTGGAACTTGAACTGTATTAGTTCCAGCAGTACCTGACTGACTACCAGATAACTGACTTGTTCCAACTGCTACTCCAGTACCAGAAGATAGTAATGCATTATTAGATAATGTCAACTTAGTATCACTATCAATTGATATAATCTTAGTATTTACAGGGAATGCTCTTCCAGCAGTAATATACATTCCAACAGCAAGATCGTTAGTGTTAACAACAGTAACTTCAGCAGATCCTAATGAGTAAGTAACATTTATTTGATAATCCCAATTCCTAATTGAAAGGTTTGTTAAATTAGTAGCATACCTAAAGATATCAAGAGATTCTGTTTTATTGGATGTTATGTAACTATAATCACTACTCTGATTAAAGAGATTTACATAATCATATGTTTTAACATTTCCACCAAATCTTAAGTCATGCTCATAACCATCTAAGATATATCCAATATCTCTTTGATAGTCATCAAGTTTTGTACTCCAATCTAAAGATGAATACTTAGACTTACCATAACCTACTGCTTCTGCAATAATAAATTCTCTGTTTCTTTCAACTTGATTTGCAGCATCTAACCATCTTCCACCACGTTCAAATATATTTCTAATCTTCTTGAGATACTTTGTATTATACTGATTGTCTACAAAGTAGAATGACTTACCATAGAATGTAACACCACTATATGATGACCCAGCTTTAGTACCAGATCCAAGTGGAGGTTGTGCAAATATAATATTATCAGCAGATACTGTATATGATTTTTCTGGTTCCTGAAGAACACCGTCTAATGTAACAATTAAACTCTTAGCATTAACTGGTGTGAATGCAGTACCATTCTGATCTAATACTTGGAATGACTTTGTGCCAATTAACTGACCGTCACTATTATATGTTCCATCAAATGCACCATTGAGAGTAAATTCAAATGCACGAGTATTATTGAAATTAAATTCTGAATTAGAAGCAGATCCAATACCTTTACGGATTCTCTGGTTCTCTACCTTCTGAGTCGTTACTGTTACTATTCTCTTAGTACTTTCAACTGTTATTCTATTCTTTTCTGGATCCCAAAGTTGAACAATAGTAAAATGAGCATCTTTTGGTTGAGATACAGGCATTGGTATTGCTGCATCACTCTCTATATCAACTTGACCAAATAACTTAAATCCAGCAGGGTGTGTAGTAGACTTAATTAAGTCTCTCCACTGTTCTATAGAAGTCTTGGACTTAACAACATACGAATAATCTTGGTAGAAGTTACTATCAATCAGTTTTTGATTAGATACACCTAACTTACCTTTATCAGATTTGAAATAACCTAGATTATCATAGAAACTAGTAATAGACTCAGTAAAACCAGTTACAAAGACAGAATTAATAGTTCCAGTAGCATTAGAACTGACTCCCTCTAAAGTATTATTCTCTCTAAAGATACCAATTATACTTTCTACTTTAAGTAGATTAGATCTCCACTCAGAAACTACTCCTCTAGCAACTTCATTTCCATTAATTTTTTGTATTAATGTTTCTCCTTTCTTAAATGAACCACTGAAGTTTTTAAGAGTGAAAACATTCTTTGATGTGAAACTGGATGATACAGTTTTGTCTAAATGGAATGCTCCACCATTCTTAGAAATAGAAACACTCTGTGGAACACCAATAGATGAACTGTTAACATAAGCATTAAGATCAGATTCTATAATTTCAATTTCAGGAGCAAAGGTATATCCTTTACCTGGATAATCTACAGTAATAGAGAATATAGAACCATCCCTAACTACAATATTAAATCTAACATCTACACCATCACCATTTGTAACAACGATTTTAGGATTAACATAATTAGATCCTTTATCACTAATATTAACACCTGTAATTGTGTTAGTATTTGTATCAAATAATACTGTTGCTTCGGCCTTGAAACTAGAATTTGGATCACATCCTTCTACAACAGGGACTTTCTTATAATTAAGTCCTAAGTTTATAATCTTAACAGCATCAATTTTACCTATAGCAAATTGTCCTGTTGTTGTATATGTTATTGTTCCTGACCCGTCCCAGAGAGGAGGATCGCCAACCAAATCATATACAAAGCGATTGCTAGTAACATAATTTACCTTCCTGACTCCTTGTAATGGATCTGCAACTATTTTTAAATACTTTCCTTCAGAATTTACAACACTATTCTTATCAAAGTAATAGTAATTTGTAAAGTCTGTTCCTATCTTCTTATCATAGTTATTTGTTGATAATCTAGATCCAAAACCAAATTTAACATCAGTATATGATCCAAAATTACCAGGAAGAATAGTAGAAGCAGTTTTCTCTGGAGTAATTAGATTATAGTTCTTACTTGGACTAATATCAAAGTAAGTCCCAGTGAGACTAGAATGAGACGTATCAAATCTATACTTATAGTATTCTTGAATATTGATATTGATATTTGGTACATATGTACTATCGTCTTCTGAGAATTCAAACTTGTAATCTATTGGTTCTATAGATGATATAGAAACTGCTCTCCTAGGGAGACTGTAATCAAAGAACGTAGTATTAATAGTAACATCTTGAGCACTTGATTTCTCAATTGCATAATCAAATATAAGTTCTGCTCTCTGAGTGGTAGAATCATATGATTGAATATATCCACTACCAGCACCAGTAAGAACTTGATAGTTATTGGGGAAATTGTATTGTGGTTTGTAAAGAACTACTTCTTGACCATTAAAATGATCAGCATCAACTGTGCTCTCTTGGCCTCTATCAACATTTAATGAATCTGTAGTAATAGATACAACTTTTAATACCTCATCACCAACCTTAACCAAATCATTTTGACAAAATCCACTAACGTCCTTAACTGTTAGAGATGTCTGTCCAACAGCAAATCCTACATGATCAACATATATTGTTAATCTTTGATTACTTAATGATCCACCAGATCTTACAAGACTTTCATCTGCAACACTAAGATAATCTCCTTTTCTATAACCAGATCCACCAGATTGTATTGTAACATTTGATACAATACCAGAACCAGAAACTGTAATACTAGCAGTAGCACCAGTACCATTACCACCAGTCAAAGCAACGTTATTATAAGTGTTAGTAGTATAATCTGCACCACCATTCAATATGTTAAATCTTCCAATTCCAGTATCATCAATAGTACTCTTAAAAGATGGTGTTTCAAGAATTATACTCTGATATAGACGTTTTCTTAAATACCAAGTCTTAATTTTTGTATTATCATCTGGAATGATATCAACATCTACATCATCACCAATACCTAATCCATGATTAGTAGATGTTTCCACAAGAGCAACACTTTGATTAACAATGAAAGGTTCTAAATTATCACTTAAAGAAGTTAATGTAATAATCCTAGATCCAGATGTGTTAAAGAGATTAGATGATTGTAAGAAATAAGTATCATCAACAGACCATGTTCCTGTAAGAACTTTAATCTTTAATGTATTTTGCTGATTAGTATTCTCTAGAATCTCAGCAGTAGCAATAGGTGCATTAACACCATCAGTAAGACTTAGAGTAGCACCCTCTGTATAAGAACTATCTTGATCAATTATTAAAGAGAAGGTCTTAATATCAGCAGAGAATGTACCTTCACTATTAAATGTTCCATTAACATTTTTAAGAACAATAACATTATCACTTGAAACATTTCCTACTATTTCACCATAAGCACTAGTAGCTGGTTGTCTTAATGTATCATTAGCAAACAAATATGCAGTTTGAATTGTTGTTAATTTAACAACCTTATTCTCTCTACTTTGTAGATAACTAACATCTTTACCTTTAATAGATGCTACTATTGATTCTGCTTCAGATCCTTCTGTTCCTCTGTTATCAAAATAAACTTTTGAGTTAACTGAGAAATTGCTTGAAGAACCATCTATAGAAATAGAATCTACTGTTCCAGATTTAACTTCTGATATAGTAGCAATAACTCCTTCACCATTCCTAGGCATACCAGTAATATAAAGTCTCTTAGCATCCTTTGGAATATCGTCTTGACTAATATTAGAATTGTAATTACTGTCTACTGGTAATGAATAAAAATTCTCACCTATGATGTATGGAAATTGCGGTACTTGATTGCTATCAATAGTAATGAAATAAGCATAAGTTCCTTTTGGAAAGTCTGGGGTAACACAAAATCTTCCATTGTTTTGATCTAAAGTACCACTCTTATGAGAATAAACGAAATCATTTGTAAAAGATCCTAAAGGCCATTGATTTTCTTCTGGTCCAGCAGTACGCTGACCAACCATAGAATAACTAGATGTCATTCTTTTGATAGAAGAAGTCGCATCTAGTGGATCATTATAACCAAATGCACCATATATAGGATTTCCATCATAAGCAAAACCTACGATAGGTGAGTGTGTCTTAGTTGCTGGTTCAGTACCTGCACCATTCAAGTTATCATTAAGAGAAACTCTAAGTGTTTTTGGGTTACCTACATGAGCATATCCATAATCAAGAGTATTATTAAAGTTCTTGAAGACATATCCATTGTCTGTATCTAAAGAAAGTTTGTTAAATCTATTCTTATTCCATTCCTTTAGTAGTGGAATACCAGTAGCACCCTCACCAACAGCTATAATATCTACAACAACTGTGTTCTGATTATAGAAGTTACCTTCCTCAATCTTTTCAAATCCTGTTATCTTACCATCTGTAAGAAGAGCAGTATATTCAGCGAACCTTCCTCTACCAGCATTATCTCTAATTCTAACAGTTGGAGGAGAAGAATAGTATTCACCTGCATTATCAACAACAAGACTAGTTACTTTAGCACCAGTAACGATAGCACGAACTTCTGCTCTTCTACCAGAAGTGATTAATACGTCTGGTGTATTAGGAAATGTGTCAGTTGTGTCTACAATAATACTTTCTACTACATTTCCAGAAAGAACTGCTCTTGCTTTATCTCTAACACCATCTACAAGAACATAAGGTGGACTAACATATCCTCTTCCTTGAGTGTTTATCTTAATTTCTTCTAATGTACCATAACGTATACTTTCTTCATCCTTGAAACCGTAGGCCAGGACACCGTTTAGAAGGACTCCAATATCGCGTTTTGGAGTTGGGTACACTTCAGTAGTTCTTGTTGCTTGCTTCCTAATAATACGAAGCAACTTCTGATCTTGTACTGTTTCAGTTATGGTAGGACCATCTAAGATCTTATATGATGGAAATCCAGAACTTGTGATGTAATAATATTGATCATCTGCAAATATAGCAGATACATCAGTAGATACTTGATCTAAAGCAGTCTCAACATTAGTATTGGTTGGTGCATCTACACTATTTGCAATCTGTCCTAATACCCACCTAGTCTGGTTTGTACCAGTCGTAACAATTTTTGGATCAATAGTCTCGAATCCTGGGTTAGAGACCTGTATCTGGTCTCCTACAGCAGAGTATGGATGCGAATCATCTGGAGCAAGATTATAGACTACACCTAATGTTAAAAGAGATGCAGTAGTTCCATCAATTATGACTGGTTTATAAACGGAAGCATCTTGTATATGAGTAGTGGGTGTATCACCTCTACTATCAATGATAAACTGAGTAGCAGTCTTATCATCAAATTTTATTTTCTCATCACCAATTAAAATTTCACCACTAGTCTCCCATCCAATAGTTGAGAATACATCTATTCGTTTTCCTTTGGCATCTGTATTAATAAGAGTTCTCTCTAAACGAGTCTTAGTTGAGACAGCAAATAATCCATTAACTGTTTCTGGTGCAAGTACAATATTCCATATCGACTCACCATCAGCAGTATTATCTTGGTAAACATTATCTACAGTAGCATCAGCATATCCATATTCTTCAGTAGCAGTCTGTACTACCTTCTTACCAACTAATAACTTAGGATCTCCTGTTATAACTTTACACTTAAGAGCATAAACACTGATCCAATCAGCATTAGATGCTTTATAAGTAAAATCTCTTGGTTTGTATACTTCTGGTTTTACATTAGACTCTTTATTAACAAGAGTATTGAAAACAAATTCAATAGAACTATTAGTTCCTTTGGCCTTATAGAATTTGCTGATATTCTTAATAAGAGTTCTCTTATCAACTTCACCTCTGAGATACTTCTCAGGGAAAGAACCCAAATATTGAGATTCAAAATTCTTGACTAATGCATATAAAAATAGATTGCTAACATTATGTACTGTCTCACCTGAGTTGTGAGGTGCAGCAGTGGTGCTAGAATAGGATGAACTATGATATAGGTCACCAATAGTCGTATTTCCACTAACGCCCCTTACACACTCTCTAAGCTCAGTATCAGTACGTGTAGCATAAAATACAATTTCGTCACCAATTCTTACGTAACCATTTGCTTGTGGAAAACTCGACGCATCTTGTAGTACAACTGTATCAGCAGTAGCACTAATACTAGCATCCAAGCTATCAAACTGTCTAAGAATATTTTGCTCATAAAAATCAATGTTAGAGTATGTTTGCAGGTGATTGGCAATATCTAAAGGACCACCCTGAACTTCCTGACCTTCATAATACTTCTGAAGAAACTTAGTGAAAAGCGGATATTCAGAAGCTATGAACTCAGGTAGTTGCGACTCAATAAGAGTGCTAATTCTTTTGGTCTTTACTGCCATTACTCTTTATATGCAACGAAACTGGAATTTGCGATGTCAACGTCAAGATACATCTCTCGAAGTGCCTTGATATCATTAGATAGTGGTTTTACTCTAAGCGAGATACGATTATCGAAGAAACTACCTTTAATGATAGTCATGTCATATAACTTTAATTCACCTTTGACATAATCTATGTCACCAACTTCCTTGTCCAGGACAACCTTTTCGCCAGTAGAGGAGTCTAGTCTATATAGGACAATTTTGTTGTCCCTGTCCTCCAAGTAAACATCAAAAGTTGGATACTCAGTGACTCTAAAACCAGTGGAGGACAGAACGGGATCATCACAATCCTTATCAAATGCATTTTGATAACACACTTCATAGAAGAAAGTAGAATTTAACTGAGGATAGAAATCTCTCCTCATAGTAACTGCTGTTAAGTTGGAATTAATGCTCCTATCTGCTTCATCAATTACAGCAGTAAACTTACTATGTCTAAATTTTCCTTTAAATTTCTCTGTTCCACTTGTATCAAGATAAGAAGTGACCGCATTAATGGCCAAATCTCTGATTGTAGTGGTAGCAAAATCAGTAATTTTACTGTTGTAATAGATTTCACTAGTCAATTCTACATGTAAAACAGCAGGATCAACGATAACTGGTTCAACAGAAGCAACAACATACTTCTTTAACTCCTCAACTATCTTATTTTTAGTCAAAGATGTCAAATATGAAGCATCAGTTGGCTTCAAGACAACAAAAACTTTACCATAATCAGGTGGGTCTTGATCTTCACCACCAAAAATTATGATATCGCTAGTCGCAGGATAGATGTTTCTTACAATTGCACCATAATCTTCAGCAGTTACAGCACGATCTTGAGTGCCAAACGTCTTTGGTGCATTAAATTTGATCCTATCTGTGGTTTCTTGGTCTTCTCCACCAGCAGCAGGGATAGATGAGTCTACTGTTATGTTATATGAGTTAGGAGTAACGTCACTTTCATTGACTAAAACACCAGTAAACACAAATGTTTTGACTCCATTTGATAATGCACCAGATGTTGAGATGTAATTTACAACAATTTGTGCATTATTCTCTAATTTCTTACCTAAGACTCCATCTCCAAATATTAATTCGTACCTATCATCAGCAATTTCTTCTAAAAAGAACACTTTTGATGTACTATCGACACCTAAAATGTTATTTGCTATCAAATATGGTTCGTTAAATGACCCTCCAGTAGGATAAACTGTGACTGATATTGTATTTGCATCAATATCTGGGTTATCTAATACAAATTTTTGTGATTTTGATGATGTATCAACAATAAATGTCTGTGATACTCTCGTTCCTTCTCTTAGTGGAACGTTTGTAAAGACGGCCTTATTGTTTGCAACAGGTGCTTTTACTGTTTCCTCAACAACATACTGATATATTGTGTTGTCATAGGTTGAAATGAATCCTGATCCTGCCTGTAAATTTAATTCTATATCGCTAGTAGGATTTGAATAGTCAACTGTGAAGTCAACATATGCAGTTGGTGAAGTCTTTGACTTCGGTGTGTATCCTAATTGCTTTGCTATTGCTACTACGTTATCTCTCAATGAAGCAGAATCAATGAATAACTCATTGACTACCATATTGGTATTGAACGCCGTGTAGTACGTATTATAAGCAAGTACGTCTATTAGGTTCGATATCGCTGAACCTTCAAAATCATAATCAGTAAAATCTGATTGCGCTCTTAAATAATCTTTAAGCGTAGTTTTGATCTGTTCAAAATCTAAATTAGCAACTTGGGTGTAAGGCATTTATCTAGTACGCTCTAAGAAGAAACCAGCTTGTGTTGCTCTGTCTTCTCTTCCTATAATTCTATAGGAGACTTCCACCTCATATCCATTATTGTTCATGTCTGGTTCACAAAGAACCTCTTCAACAATAACTCTCGGTTCCCATCTTTTAAGAACTTCCTTAACTTGACTTCTAATATTTCCAGCAGTACCATAATCTAATGGTTCAAATAATGATCGCTGGAGATCAGATCCTAATTGAGGTTGGAATAAACGCTCTCCTTTCCTAGTAAGAAGAAGATTCTGGATTGATTGTACAATCGCAGCCTTATCCTTCACCGTGATTAAATCATCGGTTACAGGGTGCTTCTTAAAAGTAACGCTCAAATCTTTAAACGTTTGGAAGGTGGGCATTTAGACACAGCAAAGCTATTTCTATTTATCCACTATAACTGAATAGAACGTATACTTAAGGAATAACTCCTCTCCTTTATGGATTGGCCTTAACGTTTTTATAAAATACTTATCGTCTTCTTGCCACTTAACACAATTCGGGTCTTCACTATGGTTTATGAACCCACCTAGAGGAGTTCGGTAGATAACCTCGTCCACAATAAGGTGAGACATACCCAATACCATACCAACAGGTATATCTTCCTTAGCGAAGATCCCTTGGCCTGCTATTTGACTATCTTTTATGTGTAGTCTACTGGGTAGTGCTTGATACATGATATATTTGCTCGGCGTTTCGGTGCTCGGCGCGGGATATTACTATAGTGGTGCGTAACACTTAGGGCAATAATCTTTCTTCTTCTCTTGATAATCTTGATAGATCTCCTCACACTTCTGGAAAGCGGAATAACGTGGAACCATTACCTTGTACTGAAGTCCCTCACGGGCTTCAAGGATAGCAAGTAACTTCTCGACTTCCTTCCAGATGGTCTCATTGTCTACTTGATCGTAACTCATCCTCCCTGCCCCCGATATCTCTTCTTCGCAGCATTACGCGAGGATGCGCTCAACTTCGTGTGCTTGCCACGCCCTTGACGCGATTTCTTCGGTGTTGCTTGGATGTAGTCACTGCTACCCCATGTTCCTGCTGTTGCTTTTGCCATAGTAAATTCAATCTATATTATATTGTAAAACACTCGGAGGATTTTGTCAAGATCCTACTTGTACGTTAGATGATCCAGACGCAATGATATGCCCTGCTCCACTATCACCTACCGCTAAACATTTCTGTCCCTCCCATTCTACCTTACTTGAATAAGATGCCGTAATAGGTACAGTATGTGGTACACATACAGGAGGGACTCCAACAGTATGTGCAGTTGTAACATCACCATCCAATGCAACCTTCTTACCATTCACCTCTATCTTACTGGTCTTGGTAGTACCAGCAAGACTAGAAGTTGCTTCACATGCGTGATTATTGTTAATCGTATCATTAACTCGTGCTACATTTGGCATTATACTGAGGTTGCTGTTTTAATTAGATCCTTCTTAATACCTTCAACATTATTATGAAGGTAATCCAACGTATCTGAGAGAGACTCGTAATCACTCCCTCTTGGTCGGCGATATATCAACGATGGCTGCTCTAGCTGGCAGATCCGTTGGTCCAGGTTCTGCAATCTCTCGGACAGCAGTAGGAGTGCCTGTTCCAATTTCTTCTGATTTTCTTGTAACTCTTCCATCATTTTGATCTCCACGTAAAAATGCCTCTGCTGCTCGTGATTCAAACGAGTCGCAGAAGCTGTCAAAGTTATCAACTATATCGTTGATGTTGTCAAACTGTTGTTCCATCGGTTGCTGTAATATTAGGATTAGTATAACCTTCATCTAGATTTATATCACCAACAGATGCTGAATCTTGGCAACAGTGTGCCTCATGATGATGCTCCTCTTGTCTATGCATATGTTCTAATACATGGTCAAGTTTATTTTCAATGTTATGAAGTACATCTACCATTTCACGATGTGGGTCATATCCCTCTGGAGGATAAAGATCATTTCCATAATCTGTTGCTGAAGGCACGGGCGTTCCTGGAATATTTCCTATTACTTCCTGTATTAGGCCAGGTGATGATGTCTCCTCTGTACCAGGCACAGGAGATGCAGCATCCCTTATGTCTACATGGAGTCTTTCTGTGGGCGTGGGGTCATTAGTGGCCGTTGGCATACTATCTAATGGATTTGCTGAGTCTGTCATTTTTGTTTTGTCTATGAGGTCTACGAGATCATCTATGTCGTTTGCATTGATATGCAGTGTTTTATCTAGGTCGGGGTTTTCGGGCATTTTTTTGCCAGGGAAATTTTTTGGAATTCAAGGTTTTGGGAAACCCATTTTGTAATTATATTTATCTCTCGACTGGATACTTTTGTAGGTTAGGGGAGTCTTCGATTTTCGGAATCGCTTCGCGCCGCTTCGGTAACAAAAAAAGGGGCATATTACTGCCCCTAACTGTTAATAACTCATGCGGTGACTAATTCACATTTAAAACCGCAATCTCTGTAATAGTTTAACATGTCCATTGCAGATTGCATTGATGGAAATGA